CGGCCGGCGGCTGCGGAGGGCAGCGCGTGCCGGCGCCCGCGGAACGGCCAGGGCGGCGCCCACCGCGATCGAGCTGGCCGGGTACGCGCTGCTCGCCGGCGCCGGCTGGACCGTCGCTCCGGCACTCGGCATGGCGATCGCGGGGGTCGCGTGCCTCGTGATCTCCCAGGGCATCGAGGGGTCGCGGCTCATGCGGGCGGCGGGCAGGATCCGCCGGCAACCTCCGGGGGTGCCGCCGCTGTGACGTTCCTCCGTCGCGCGATCCAGGCCCGCGCCTGGGATCCGCAGTATTGGGGCTGGGATGGCCTGGACCCGAACCAGCCCTTCCCACCGCGCCGAGGCATCGCGACCTGGGCCGGCGTCCCGGTCAACGACTGGACCATGCTCAACCTGCAATCGGTGTGGTCGTGCGTGTCGTTGCTCTCGGACACGCAGGCCATGCTGCCGGTGGCGGGGTTCTCGATGGACGGCGACGTCCGGGTCAAGCTCCGCTCCCAGCCGCGGCTGCTCCAACAGCCGCACTCCGAGATGGATGTGGTCGAGTGGCTCGGCCGGAACATGCATTCGATGCTCACGCGAGGCAACGCCTACAACCGCATCGAGGAGCGCGATGGGTTCGGGTACCCGTTGCAGCTCCGGCCCCTGACCCCGCAGGGCGTCTACCCGCGCCGCTCGAAGGACACCGGCATGATCGAGTACGTGATCGAGGGCGAGAAGGTGCCCGTGCCGGCCGATGACATCCTGCACATCAAGGCGATGACGCCGCCCGGGTCGCGTGCGCTCGAAGGTCTCTCGCCGCTCCAGTTCGCCCGGCAGACGATCGGCCTGGGTCTGGCCATGCTGGAGTTCGGCGCCCGGTGGTTCGGTGACGGCACGGCGCCCTCCGGGGTGCTCAAGAGCGAGCAGAAGCTCGACAAGGCGTCGGCCGATTCGTACCGCGACGATTGGGTGGAGCACCACGGCGACCGGAGCCGAGGCCCGGCGGTCCTGGGGATGGGTCTGGAGTGGAAGCCGATCTCGGTGACGCCGGAGGAGTCGCAGTTCCTCGCGTCCCGTGCGTTCTCGCGCACGGAGATCGCCGGCTGGTACCGGGTGCCGCCCTTTATGATCGGCGACGCGACGCACCCGAGCGCGTGGGGGAGCGGCATCGAGGAGCTGGGCCTCCAGTACGTCACGTACACGATGGGGATCTGGATCGCCCGGCTCGAATCGGCCCTCACCCGCTGCATCCCGAACGGCCAGTATGCGAAGTTCAACGTCGCCTCCCTGCTCCGCGGGCGCACGCTGGATCGGTACGAGGCGTACCTCAAGGCGCGGCAAGCCGGCTGGCTGTGCGCCGATGACATCCGCACGCTCGAGGAGATGCCGCCGGTCCCGAACGGCGAGGGCCAGATCTACGCGCCGCTCCCGCCCGGCACCGCCACGCCGGCGGAACCCGGCTCGAAGGGCGCGGCGGCCGCCGACACGCTGACGTCGGGGGAGATCCGCGAGCTGATCGACGAAGCCACGGCCCGCGCCGAGGTCCGCGATGCCGACCGGGTACGCGAGTACGTCATGGAGATCCTTCGGAACAACCGAGCGGCCTGAGGAGGGCACCGATGGACACGAATCCGAGATTGACGCTCCACACCGGCCGCGAGCGCCGGCGGTTCGCGAGCCGGATGGAAGCACGGGACGCCCTGAGCGCCGAGCCGGTCGTCGCCGGGTATGCCTCGGTGTTCGGCGTCGAGTACGACGTGTGGGACTGGCTCGGCAAGTACACCGAGGAGGTCGCCCCGCAGGCGTTCTCGAAGAACCTCGCGGAGGGTCCTGACGTGCGGATGTTCTACAACCACGACGGCCTCGTGCTGGCGCGGACGAAGTCGGGGACCCTGGATCTCCAGGAGGACGGTATCGGCCTCGCCTACGAAGGTCGGATGGACGGCCGGGTCTCCGCGGCCCGCGACCTGGCCCTGACGATCGAGCGTGGCAACGTCGACCAGTCCAGCTTCATGTTCGAGATCGTGCGCCAGGAGTGGAACGAGGACTACACGAAGCGGTGGATCCGCGAGGTCCGGCTGTGGGACGTCTCGCCGGTCGCGTTCCCCGCGTCGGAGTCCACGACCTCCGGCCTGCGGATGCGCGACGTGCTGGAGGCGCTCCGGTCGGTCGACCCGTCCGTGATCGGCGCCGAGCTGCGCGGCGGCCGCGCCGACCGGGAGCTGCTCATCGACGTCCTGCACCGGATCACCGACGTACCCGACATCCGCGCCATGATGGACGCCGGCGGCGAGGACGAGGCCGCTGAGGACGAGCAGGAGGTCACCGACCTCGACGCGCTGCTCGCCCAGGTGCAGGCGATCGAGGCGCAGGTGTCGAAGATGATCGCGGACGAGGCGGAGGACACGCCCGCGGCCAGCTCAACGATGCCGGCGGAATCGGCCGAGCGTGACGAGGGCGGCACTCTCGACGCTGACACGGCCAGGCGCCTCACGCAGATGTTCGCGCTGCGAGAGCCCGCCTAGCGGCTGCGCCGGAGCACCGGCTCGAACGCGCCGGACCCCTGACGAGGGGCACCACCCGTTCGAGCCGGACGGCCACCACCCAGCCCGGCCCCGAGCACGAAGGAGAAGGGACGGTCATGGGACCGATCGGGTACACGCGCAAGGGCGTTCCCGTCTGGCCGATCGCCGGCGGGGACGGCACCACGGCGCTGATCGAACAGGTCAGCGCGGCCCGCAAGGTGCGGCTGGGCGATATGGAGCAGCTCACGCAGAAGCTCCTGGACGACAAGCGGGCGAAGTTCTCCGAGGACGAGCAGCGGGCGTGGGACGGGATCGTGGCCGACCTGACGTCGCTCGACACGCGGATCTCGGATCTGCGGGAGGCGTTCAAGTCGGAGAGCACCGCCGGCGCCGCCGTCTCGCAGCGCGACCGCGAGCTGGCGGCCAACCGGGTCGGCGGCGAGGCGCGGACCTACACGAAGGAGAGCGCCCGGAGCGGCGCCAACTTCCTCCGGGACCTGGTCCGCAAGGACAAGGACCCCTACTCGGCGGAGCGGCTCGCGAAGCACTCCCGCGAGTACGCGGACGGTCTGCCCGAGGAGCGAGCCGGCACGACCGGGTCGTACGTCGGCCTGACGGTCCCGCAGTTCCTCATCGACATGGTGGCGCCGCTGCGCCGTGCCGGCCGGCCGCTCGCGAACATCTGCAACGGCCACGAGCTGCCCGAGCAGGGGATGGTGCTCGACATCTCGCGGATCACCACCGGGTCGATCGCGTCGATCCAGGCGTCGGAAGGCGGCGCGGTGGCCTCGCAGGACATCTCCGACACGCTGCTCACGGTGCCGGTCCGGACGATCGCCGGGATGCAGGACGTGTCCCGTCAGGCGATCGACCGGAGCACGGGGACGGATGATCTGATCATCGCGGACCTCATGCGGGCGTACAACACGCAGGTCGACAACCAGGTGATCTCCGGGTCCGGCGCGGCCGGTCAGCACCTCGGGATCCGCAACGTGTCCGGGATCATCGCCGTGACGTTCACGAACGGCGCCCCGACCGTGGCCCTCGAATGGCCCTCGCTGTGGAACCTCGTGCAGCAGGTCCAGTCGGGCGTGTTCCTGGGCGTCTCGCACTTCGTCATGCACCCTCGGCGGTTCTGGTGGCACGTGGCCTCGGTCGGCACGTCGTTCCCGTTCCTCCAGGTGTTCGACGGCGCCACCAACGGCCCGGCCGCGGCCGGGAACGTCGAGGGCACCGGATCGTACGAGTCGGGCTTCGCCGGCCGGCTGGGACCGATCCCCGTGGTGCTCGACGCGAACATCCCCACGAACCTCGGCGCCGGCACGAACCAGGACGACATCCTGGGCGTGACCGCCGGCGAGCTGCACCTGTGGGAGGACCCGAACGCGCCCCTGTTCATCACCACCGAGCAGGTGCTCGCGAACAACCTGCAAGTCCGATTCGTGCTCTACGGGTACTCGGCGTTCACCGCCGGTCGGTACCCCGCCGCGCAGGGGTCGATCGACGGTACCGGCCTCATCACCCCGACGTTCTAAGTCGGGCGAGGCACACCGCCGCCGCTGGCCGGTTCCGGGTTATCCCCTCCCGGACCCGGCCAGGGAGCGGCCGACCGAAGGGGAGGCACGATGTCCGAGGACGTAGGGGTCAACGAGGAGGAGCGGGCCGAGGCGTACCTCGCCGGCCTGGCATCCGAGCGGGAAGGGGCGCAGAACCGGCTCGACGGCGCCCTGGAGGACAAGGACGTCAAGGCGGCGCAGGCCCAGCTCGACGCGATCGACGCGGAGATCGCCCGGGTGACCGAGACGAAGCGCGTCACGCCCGGCGATGCCGAGCAAATCAACGCGCAGCTCACGGCCGGCAACCGCCCGCCCGTCGACACGGGCGCCGAGCCGGAATCGGACACGCCGCGGCCGGCACGGAACCCGCGGCCGCGCAAGCGGCGATGAACGAACGCGAGCGCCAGCTCGAGGTGGATCGCCGGAAACGGGCACGGCGCTCGCCCAGCCCTCGCGAGACCACGGCCCGAGCGCCGGCGGAACGGGCCGTCAAGCCCCGGCCGGATCGACGAGGAGGCAACGATGCGAACGTACGGTGACCAGCTCGCCGGCGACTTCTTCCGGCAAGGCAACCCCGCGAACGCGCTGTTCGCGGAGTCGGTCCCGAGGTGGGCGGCGACCGCCGACCTCGCGGTCCTGACGACGCAGGTCATGGAGCACGTGGGCGTGCCGCTCCAGGCCGGCGAGGTCGTGACGAACATCTCCTTCGTCTCCGGCGCGACGCCGGCCGGCACGCCGACGAACTGGTTCTTCGCGCTGTACGACATCAACGGCAACCTCCTCGCGCAGACCGCGGACCAGCTCACCGCGGCCTGGGCGGCGGACACGGAGAAGAAGCTCGCGCTCGCGACCCCGCAGCTCATCGTGATCCCCGGCCTGTATTACCCGGGTATCGCGATGAAGGCGACGACGCCGATCTCGTTGCAGGGTGCGCCCGTCCGAGCGTCCCTGACGCCGGCGAACATCGGCCTGACCGGATCTCGGCGCCTGTCGGGCACGAACGGCGCCGCCCTGGTCGGCACCGCGCCGGCCACGATCTCGGCGCCCGCGGCCGTCGCCGGCATCCCGTACTGCGTGCTCACGTAGACCGAGCACGTCTGGAGCTCGTGAGGAGCCGGTCCGAAGTGGCCGGCTCCTCGGCTGTCCGGACGTGACCTCGCCCGTACGGTGGCGAGGTGCCGTTCACCCTGCCGAACGAAGCCGATGCCATCTCCACCGGCGCCGGCGCCCTGCAAGCGGAGCCCGACGCCGGCGACTTCGCCATCCTGGCGGCTGCCGACGCGACGACCGGCGTGGTCTCGGGCTGCGCCGTCACGAACCATCCCGCCGCCCGCTCGGTTGACGTCGCCGCCGGCGTGATCTGCTCGGCCGGCGTGCCGCTGCCGGTCACGGCGGTCTCCGGCCTGGCCATCGCCGCCGCGGACCCGACCTCGCCGCGCTTCGACCTGGTGGTCGCGAGCGCCGCCGGCGTGCTCTCCGTGATCGCCGGTCAGGCCGCGGCGCATCCCGCCTTCCCACTCATCCCGGCCGGAACCGTGGTGCTCGCGGCCGTGCTGGTCGGCGCCAACGTGTCCGTGATCGCCGCGAACGCGATCGTCGACAAGCGGGTCATCCTGACGTCGATCCCCTCGGCCACCGTCGACGCCCGGGTGTTCGGCTCGCGAGGCGACGGGGTCTACGTGGTCGACGGTGCGATCAACGCCGGCTCCGCGATCCTGGTCTCGGCCTCGGGGCCGTTCCTCCCGCAGCACGTCGGGATGCCGATTTGCGTGGCGAACGCCGGTACCGCCGGGCACAAAAAGACGACGGTCCTCTCGTTCCAGTCGCCGAACCAGGTGACACTCGCGAGCGCGGCCAACAGCTCGGTCACGAACGCGGCCGTGGTGATCGGCAACGACACCACCGCGCTCACCGCCGGCGGGGCGGCGTTCACGCTGATCCAGGGCATGGGCGGGTACTACTTCGCTCGCGGCTACCACGTGGCCCGCAACCTCATCGCGGACTTCCAACGGGCGAACGCCAACCCGCCCGGCACGCTGCTCCAGGGCGGCCACATCTTCGGGGACGGCCCCGGCGTCACGTTCCTCGTGATCGGTGACGACCTGGGCGGGAATCCCCTGTTCAACCTCCTGGGCCGGCACAACGTCGACAACGTCGACCGCGCCGGCCCGTTCACGGTCGAGAACCTGACGATCGTCACGCCCGGCCGCGCGTTCAAAGGCGATGCCTTCTTCCTCTGGCAAGGCCGCGACTGGACGTTCAAAAACGTGGAGTGGCTGTCGATCCTCGGCTCGGCGGCGATGTTCACGGCGAGCGACCGTCCGAAGCTCCGCGGCTGCCGGGCGGATCTGTGCGGCAACGCCGCCACCGCCGCCCCGGCGTTCGGGTTCCTCCAGTCCGACGAGGGCGGCACGATCGTCGGCCGGTGCACCGACGTCGAGCTGACGGACACGGCGGTCACGCGCTCGGACGATCACGGCGTCTACATGGAATCGGTCAAGGGGATCTCCACGAAGGGCCTCGTGATCGACGGCGCCGGCGCCACCCGGTATCCGTTCTACGGGAAGGATCTGGTCAACGCGGAGCTGGACGTCAACCTCCGCAACGGCCCGACGTCGAACATGCGGCTCGACTCCTTCGGCACCTCGCAGGGCGTCCGGGTGCGCGGGACGTTCGACGGCGCCGGCACGGTCGGCGTGGAGATCTTCCAGGCCAACCCGAATCAGGTGTTCGGTGGGGTGGACATCGGCGGGATCTTCGGGGCGGACACGCCGAACGCCGGCGGCTCGGTGAGCTGCCCGCTGGACGGCTCGGTGCAGATCTCCTCGGACGCGGTGACGTTCGACACGCCCGGCTTCCCGATGCCACCTCGAGGTACGGGGCGCATGGTCACGCTGACGACCACGCCGAGCGTGATCAACTGCCAGCTCGGGAACGAGTGGCTGATCCAGGCCGGCGCGGCCGCGTGGGTGATCTCGACGTTCCTGTACCCGATGGACGGGATGGTGCTCACGCTGCTCGTCAAGAACACCTCGGGCGGCGCGATCACGATGACGTGGCCCGGCAACATCGAGTGGATCGGCGGTACGGCGCCCACGGGCCCGAGCCTGCCCGCGGACACGAAAAAGAACATCTGGACCCTGATCTACTCGTCGGCCGCCGGCAAGTGGCGCCAGGCGGTCGCGGCCGCGGCGGACGTCCGGTGAACCTCCGCGACCTCGACATCTCACCGATCGGGTACGTGCGCGGGCGCGCCGTGTGGCCCATCGCCGGCGCCGCCGACTGGCCGCGGGCGTTCGGCGGGGACCTGTCGAGCGGCGTGCAGGCGACCGAGACGAACCTCACCCTGGACGGCGCCCAGGCGTACACGAACATGGTCCGCAAGTGGCATTTCGTCACGGGTGGCAACGTGCGCTCCGGGGCGGCGATCGTCGCCGGCATCGTCTACATCGGCTCGGACGACGGCAAGGTCTACGCGCTGAACCTCACCACCGGCGCCGCGGCGTGGGGCGCCCCGTTCACCATCCCCGGCGGCACCTTCGCCGTGCGCGGCACCCCGTGCGTCTCCGGCGGCGTCGTCTACATCGGCGCTTCGGATGGGTTCTTCTACGCGCTCAACGCGGCGACCGGCGCCCTGATCTGGAAGGGTCCGGTGGTCGCCGGCAACCCGGTCGCCTGCGGCGGTCCGGTGTGGTCGTCGGCCGTGGTGATCGGTACGACCGTGGTGTTCGGCTCGGACGACGGCAAGCTCTACGCGCTCAACGTCGCAGACGGCACCAACGCGGCCAGCTTCCCGGTCAATCTCGGGCAGGGCGTGATCCAGGGAGCCATCGCGTCGTTCGGTGGCAACCGCTGGGTCTGCGCCGGCTCGAACCTGTACCGCGTGAGCGCCGGCGGCGTGGCGACGTTGACCCTGGTCACCCGGAACACGATCCACACCTCGCCGGCCATGGTGGTCGACCCGGCGGGGAACGCATGGGTCGTGGTCGGGTCGGACGATAACTACGAGTACGCGGTGGCGGCCTCGGCCATCCTGACCGCGGACGGTCGGACGCTCCCGATCGGCACGATCGTCTGGACCGACCGCCAGTCGGGCACCGTGCTGTGCACGGTGGCGTTCAACACGCAGGACGGTTGGACGTACATGGGGACGCACAACTTCAACTTCGAGGCGCACGACTTCTACGACTCCAAGACCCGGAACATCAAGAGCGCGACGAACGGCGCCGCCCTCCAGGCCGGCTACGCCGTGGTCGATATGCAGGGCGCCGGCGGCGGGACCAAGGGCCGCGCCGTGTTCGGCGTCTACTCCGGCGGCGATGGCCGGTGGGTCGCGTTCAAGGGCGACTCCGGCGCCGGCGGCGTCCCGATCGCGGTCAAGTACCCGGCCGACAACCAGCAGACGATCGACCTCGCGAGCTGGGCGGGCGGCGTGGCCACGCTCACCACGCACAACCCGCACGCGATGCTGGTCGGCCAGGTGATCTACGTGACCGGGATCAACCCCGGCGGGTACAACGGCCTGGTGACGATCACGGCGGTCGGCGCGAGCACGATCTCGTACGTGCTCGCCGGCAACCCCGGCGCGTTCGTGAACGGCGGCACGGCGGGCGGGTTCTTCTTCGGATCGTCGCCGGCGTTCGCGGACGGCCGGTGCGTGCTCGGCTCGGACGGGCCGAACGCGAACGGCGCGGTCTGGTGCTTCGGCCTGTGACCGCCGTCCTGCACAACCGCGGCGATGTGACGGCGGTCGAGCCGACGAAGCACGCGGCCGTCCGCGGCGGCCAGGTGGTCCGCGGCGTCAATCCCGGCACCGGCGGTGGCAGCTCGGCCGGCCGGACCAGCTCCCGCAGCTCGGCCGCGCTCGGTGCCTCCGAGGCCGGCGCCGCGAGGGGCAGCTCGGAGCACGCCGACCGGACGTGACCCGCCGGGCACCATAGCCCGATGGACACGCTCCTTCGCGGGACCGGCGGCACGATCCGGCTCACGAACTACGACTCCACTGAGGCGCTCGCGAACGCCGGCGCCGGCAACGCCTCGGTCGCCGTGGCCGATTCCGCCGGCATCGTGATCGCCGGCTCGCCCCTGGTCGGAACGAACGTCTCGACCGGCACCTACGAGGCGCAGGTCCCGGCCGCGCTCGCGGTGCTGGACGAGTACACGGCCACGTGGACGATGCCGGATGCGACCACCAGGACGACGCACTTCGCGCTGTCGGGCGGGTTCTACTTCACCATCGCGGATCTCCGCGCCTTCGACGTCCAGCTCTCGGACCCGACCACGCAGACCACCGACAAGCTGCGGAAGATCCGCGCCGCCGTCGAGGAGCGGTTCGAGGGCGAGCAGGGCGCCGCGATCGCGTTCGTCCCTCGCGGCAAGCGGCTCACCCGCGACGGGACCGGGAAGAAGTCGATCATGCTGCCGGATCTGTTGATCACGAAGGTCGTCAGCGTGACGATCGCCGGCGTGGCGCTCTCGGCGCCGGACCTGGCGGGGATCCTCCCGTACGCGCACGGGCAGCTCGTCCGGACGAACGGCCTGTGGACCTTCGGCCAGCGGAACATCGTGATCCAGTACGAGTACGGGTTCGACGAGTGCCCCGAGATGGTGGCCCAGGTGGCGAAGGTCTACGCACGGCACCTGGCCCTCACCTCCGGCAGCGCGTTCTCGGACCGTGCAACGGCGCAGATGACCGATGCCGGCAACTTCCGGCTGACGATCGCCGGCCGCGACGGGGTGACCGGGCTGCCCGAGGTAGACGCCGTGCTCGACCAGTTCGGCGGCCGCACGTCGGGGGCGCTCGCGTGACGCCGACCCTCGTGTCCGCGCTGCCGGCGATGGAGGACGCGGTGTACGCGGCGCTGCTCGCTGCCCAGGCCGACCCCACGAACCCGATCGGGAACCCGAAGGTCGCCGTGTCGTTCGGCGATCCTGGGCCGGCCATGATGCACGAGCACGTGTGGACGTCCCCGCACGGCGCGACCGATCAAACGTGGGACCTGACCGGCCTCGGCTCCCAGCAGGAGGAGGAGTCGATCGAGCTGCACGTCGGGATCCACGTCAACGCCGGCGGCTCGGACTGGCACGCCGTCCGTGACCGCGGCCACGCGATCGCCGGCGCCGTGCAGGCGACCGTGCGCCGCGACCTCACCCTGGCCGGCTCGGTGTGGACGGCGGAGGTGACCCGGCTCGAACGGCAGGGCGCGTGGGCGCAGGAGGGGATCGTCATGGAGTTCGACCTGACGCTCTCCGCGACGTCGTGGCTCGACTCGCCGTGACGCGGCGCGGAGGATGCAGACCGTGACCAAGGCGAAGGAGCAGCCGGTCGAAGGGGCGCCCGTGAGCGACCTGGCGCCGTTCGTCCCGGTGGCGAAGTACGCGGTCCCCGAGCCGATGCACGTCGACACCTGCAACCGGTTCGGCGAGCGGATCGCGTTCGACTTCCCGGCGGAGCTCGTGGAGCCACGCAGCGAGGACGAGGAGGACGCGCTCGAAGCCCTCGTGCACGCCGGCATCGCGCAACGACAGGAAGGGGCGTAGATGCCACCGCCGATCCAGAAACTCCAGTCGTTCATGGGGATCTCGAAGCAGGCGGTCAAGGGCACGCCTTCGGTGTCGCCATTCCTGTACGGCCTCGGCGTCATCTCCGGCAAGATCTTCGACATCCCGATCACGCACGAGGACGAGCCGATGACCCTCAACGGCGGACCCTCGGACCGATTCACGCCGGCGGTCAACCGCACCGACGTCATCCCCGGCGCGGCGTTCAAGACGCGGCTGTTCTCGAGGTCGGGCGGGCTGCTCCTGTTCGGGGCGCTCGGCACCGACTCCACCGGCGCCGGCCCGCCGTACACGCATACGCAGGTGCCGGCGCAGGACCTCCCGTACCTCACGCTCGCCGGTCGGATCGGCGCCGAGTATCCGATCCTCTCGGACGTCAAGGTCGACGAGCTGACGATCGCGTTCGCCGGCCGCAAGCCGGTCGAGATGGACGTCAAGCTCATGGGCTGCACGCCGGCGTTCAACGGCGCCGCCTGGGCCGTCACGAACGACGACACGGTCCAGCCGTACCACACCCCGCTCGGCGGCACGCTCTCGCTGTCGATCGCGTCGAACACGCCGGCGGTGGCGCGGATCTCCGAGCAGACGATCCACATCGCGAACAACCTGGTCGGCGTGCCGCTGGCGAAGTCGAACCTGCCCGACGACGTGTTCCCCGGGCAGCAGGTGGTCGACGGCACGTGCAAGCTGATCCCGACCGATATGACCGACTTCCGCAAGGCGGTCACCGGCACCGGCTCCGGCGTGGCCCTGTCCGCCGTCGCGGTGTACGGGTCGTTCTCGACGGGGTTCACGCTCGACAGCAACAACGCCGTGACGCTGGCGGCGCTGCGGGTGGCCTTCCTGATCGACTTCCCCGACGCCGATCCGAAGGGCGGTCCGGCGGAGCTGAACGCGACGTACAAGGTGGTCCGGCCCCTCGACGGGTCGGCCGCGATCACCGGCACCGTGATCACGACGGCGCCGGCGTACTGAGCCACGCGGTCCGGCCCACGACCCGGACCCGATACCGGCGGCATGTGCCGCGGCCCCGCCGGTCCTCACGCGGCGATCTCGCCCGAACGGGGAAGGGGAACCGATGGACAAGACCAGGATCCGGGTCGTGGACCTCCACGGCATGGAGACCGAGTGGGACAGCCTGACGCATATGTGCGCGGCCGACCGCGTCGGCTTCGAGCGCCGGTTCGGCATCAGCTCGGCGGTCATGGCGAAGTGGGGCGACGCGGCCGACGAGGAAGGCAACCTGCGCCCCGACGCCGACCTCTCGCAGATCCGGGAGGAATGGCCGGCCTACTTCGTGTGGGCCGTGTGCGTGCGCGACCAGGGTGAGACCCGGTCGTTCGACGAGTGGATCGTGAACATGGCCGAGATCGAGGCTCGCCAGCTCGCCACCGCGATCGTGCTCCCGCCGGCGGTGGAGGACGATCCGGAGCTGGACCCTACGAACCCGGTAGCGCGAGCTGGGAGCTTGGTCTGATCGCGTACGAGACCGGCATCCCGCCGGCGGAGCTGCTCCGCGAGCCGACCGTGTACGAGGCGATCCGGCGGATCCGCGCTGAGGACGCCGAGCGCCAGGAGCACGAGCGCCAGCTCGCGGACCTGAAAGGTCGGAACCTGTGACGACCACGAACTACGTCACCGTGCAGGGTCTCCCGGAGCTGCGGGTCGCGCTCCGTGCCTCGGCGGACGGCGCCCCGAAGGAATCCTCGGCCGCGATCCGGGCGGTGGGCCGCGACATCGTGCTCCCCGGCATCAAGGCGATCGCGCCGGTGGGCCGGCGCCCCGACGACCGGCATCCCGGCCAGCTCCGCGCCGGCTATCGGATCTCCGCGACGATGACGCAGGGGAGCGTGGTCAACACGGCGCCCCACTCCGCCGGCGCCGAGTGGGGTAAGTCCCGCCGCTGGTCCGGCTGGCGGAAGTACCCCGCGCCGCCCGGCGGCGGCCGCTTCGCCTGGCGGACCGTGTTCGAGCGGCAGGACCAGATCACGGCCGCGATCTTCGAGGGGATGAAGGCGATCGTGTCCGCGCACGGGTGGTTCCGATGACCGAGAAGGTGCTCAAGGTCATATGGGCGGCCGATCCCGCGCCGGTCAAGCGGGCGCTCTCGGAGCTGGAACAGTCGCACGCGACCTACGGCTCGAAGATGTCCCAGGTCGGCTCGCGCCTCCAGTCCACGGCGAAGTCGGTCGCGACGTCGATGGCGCTCCCGCTCTCGCTCCTCGGCGGGATGGCGGTCACCAAGTACGCGGAGTTCGCGGCCGCGAACGCGCAGACGGAGGCGGCGATCAAGAGCACGGGCGGCGCCGCCGGCCTGACGGTGGGCGACATCCAGCACCTCTCGGAGACGATCGGGAAGCTGACCGTGCAGGACCAGGCGACGGTGCAGGCGGCGGAGAACATCCTGCTCGCGTTCCCGAAGGTCCGCAACGAGGTCGGCAAGGGCAACGACATCTTCAATCAGGCGTCCCTGGCAGCGGCCAACCTGAGCGCCCGCATGGGCATCGCCCTGCCCGGCGCGATGAAGCTCGTCGGGAAGGCGCTCACCGATCCGATCAAGGGGATCACGGCGCTGACCCGGGTCGGGGTGCAGTTCACCGACCAGCAGAAGGCGCAGCTCAAGGCCATGGTCGCGAGCGGGAATCAGATGGGAGCGCAGAAGTTGATCCTGGCCCAGCTGTCCGAGCGGTTCGCCGGCAGCGCGAAGGCCGCCGGCGACAACGCGCCGCCCCTCCAGAAGATCAAGGTTTTGTTCGCGGACCTGTCGGTGCAGGTGGGGCAGATCCTCATGCCGATCGTGAACATCCTGGTCGGCGGCCTCTCCACCCTGTTCGGCTGGTTCCAGTCGTTGCCGACCCCGGTGCAGAAGATGATCGAGGTGGGCATCCTGATCGGCGTCGTGTGGGCGAAGTGGGGGAAGATCTCCACCGGCCTGATCGGCGCGTTCAAGGACGTCCAGAAGGGCTTCAAGGCGCTCATGGTCGCGTTCGAGGCGAACCCGTACATGCTCCTGATCGCGGTGACGATCCTGCTGGTGGTCCTCATCGTGAAGAACTGGAGCCACATCAAGGCGTTCCTCCTGGAGGTCTGGCACGCGATCGTCGCCGCCGCGCAGGTCGTGTGGAACCTCCTCAAAGCGTTCTTCGTGACGTGGTTCAAGGTGTTCCTGGTGGTCGTCACCGGCGGCATGATCCTCGTGGTCAAGTACCTCGCGGACCATTGGGTCACGATCAAGAAGCTGTTCGGTGACGCGGTCGCGTGGATCGGCCGGCTGTGGTCCGGTTTTTGGGGCGGACTCGGCAAGGCGTTCTCCGTGATCTGGGGCGCCGTGATCGGCACGATCCGCGGCGGGGTCAACGCCCTCATCGACATCCTGAACGTGGTGATCTCGACGGTCGACCACGTGATCCAGCTCTACAACGACATCCCGTTCCTGCCGAACATCCCGCTGATCCCGCAGATCCCGCACCTCGCCGCCGGCACCGATTTTTGGCAGGGCGGCGCCGCGTGGGTCGGCGAACACGGCAAGGAGCTCGTGAACCTTCCCCGCGGCGCCCAGGTGATCCCGAACAACCGCCTCGGCTCGGCCGGCGGGATCTCGTGGTCCGGCAACGTGATCGTGCAGGGTCACGTGCTGACCGATCGCCAGCTCCGCGACCTGATCCGCGAGGAGCTGCTCCTCCTGGCCCGACGCAACGGAGGGTAGCCATGCCGACCACGTTCCCCGCGACGCTCGACACCCCGAACTCGGTGATCGTGGGCACGTCCGATTTCCTCGACACCACGGCCCGGCACCACGGCGACCGGACGAACGACCACGAGGACCGGACGATCGCGCTCGAGGCGAAGGTCGGCGCCGACAGCTCCGCCGTGGTGACGTCGCTCGACTACCTCCGCCGGTGCGGGTCCTCGAACCTCGCCGCCCGTGACGCGGCCTCGGCCGCGAACGCCGGCCAGCTCTGGCGGGCGTCGAACGTGCACGGCGGCGTGCTGTACCGGTCGAACGGTGCGACCTGGGACCAGGTGGCGCCCTCCGTCGCGGACGTGTTCAACACGGAGACCACCTACACCGGCACCACGGCCGCCGAGACCGTGATCGCGACGTGGGGGAGCGTCCGCGCGAACGAGCTGGACGCGCTCTCGGTCCTGCGCCTCGACGCGATCGTGGTGCACACGCTGATCAACTCGATCACGGCGCGGAGCCTGACGCTGCGAATCCGCATGGGCGGCCTCGCCGGCGTGATCCTCATCGACTCCGGCGCCCAGGTGGTCTCGACGTCGACGTCGCAGGTGCTCCTTGTGACGCTGCTCCAGGCGCAGATCACGATGCGAACGATCGGCGCCTCCGCGACGTGCGTGGCCGGCGCGACGATGCCGAACAAGTGGGCGAACAACGCCGGCGTGGCCCAAAACGCCTTCGCGAACGTGGCCTTCGCCGTGGCGACGTTCGACTCCACCGTGACGCAATCGCTCGTGCTCACCGCCCAGGAGACCGTCAGCAACACGGTCGCGGATCTGTTCAAGACCGAGGGCGGTTCGATGATGATGGTGGCCTGAGCCGGTGAGCACCCTCTACGACGCGCACGTCATCTACGACAGCCACCTCACGTACGACGGCGTGGCAACGCAGGGCGGCCGCGTCCAGTGGGCGCTGTCGGCGGCGTTCGGGATCCCGCCCACCACGACGCCGGCGCCCGGCGACTGGATCGACCTGACCCCGTACCTGCGCGGCGGCTCGACGAAGCGCGGCCGGCAGCACGAGCTGGACAGGACGCAGGCGGGCGAGATGTCCGTGCGGCTGAAGAACACCGACCGCCGGTTCGACCCCTCGAACGCGGCCAGCCCCTACTACCCGAACGTCGTGCCCATGACGCCGATCCGGCTCATCGGCACGACGCCCTCGAATAACGTCTTTGCGGCGTTCTACGGGTTCGTGGAGAACTGGAACCAGGCGTGGTCCCCGAGGCCGATCGCGTCGATCGGGGACGCGGAGTGTCAGGTGCTCGCGGTCGATGCGTTCAAGCTGTTCTCACTGGACGTGCTGGCGGTCTACTCCGGCGAGGTGGTGGTCGACGCGCCGCTGACGTATATCAAGCTCGACGAGCCGCCCGGCTCCGGCATCGCGATCGAGTACGGGACCATGGGCAACGTGTGGACGTACGACGGCGCCGAGATCCTCGGCTCGCCCGGCCCACTCTCCGGACAGACCGCGGCCCTGTTCCCCGGCGGGGCGGGGAGCGCGGTGGAGGCGGATCTCGACGGCGGGCTCAAGTTGCTCGCGGACTTCACGTTCGAGGCGTTCGCGAAGCCGACGCACTCCGGCGGCGTCACCGGGATCGCGGCTCACGGGGACACGCACGGCGGGGCGCTGTGGGAGGTCGCCTACACCACGACCGACAAGCTGCGCCTGATCGTCGTCACGTCGTCCGGCACGGAGACGTTCACCTCCGGCACCACCTGGACCGCCGGCACGTGGCAGCACCTCGCGATCACCCGCGCCGGCCAGGTGATCACGTTCTACCGGAACGGCGTGGCGATCGACACGTTCACGCAGGCCGGCGTGATGACCGACCCGGGTTTCTCCAGCCCGCTCGTCGGCGAGGGGTGGATCAACGGCCGCTTCCTCGGCTCGCTCGCGCACGTGGCCATGTACGACAAGCCGCTGCCGGCGAACCGGATCGCCAGCCACTACGTCGCGAAGGTCGACGCGATCTCCTCGGACCTCACCGGCGCGGTGATCGGCCACCTGCTCGACGCGATCGGTTGGCCGGCCGGCGCCCGCGACATCGACGGTGGCCAGTCCGTCGTGCAGACGCTCATCCCGTCCGGCTCGCCCCTCGACACGCTGCTCGCGGTGGGCGAGGACACCGAGAGCGGCCAGGTGTTCATGCGCCGTGACGGCCTGGTGCAGTTCCAGGAGCGGGCGTCGTTCTACCGCACGCTCGCGCTCGGGGCGACGGTCAACGATCGGACGTTCGGGGACGGCGGCACGGAGGTCGCCTACGCGAACCTCGTGCTCGCGAACGATGATCTCGACCTGTGGACGGCCGCCGTGGTGACGCGCAACGGCGGCGCCCCGCAATCGGCGGAGGATCTCGGCGCCAGCGCGAAATATGGTCGGCGCGTCCTGACCCGGAGCACCCTGGCGGCGAACGACGACGAGAGCGCATCGGCCGCGTCGTACTACGTCGGCAAGTACGCAGCGCCGCGGACCCGGGCGAAGGATCTGGTGATCATCGGGGATTCGGACCAGCACTACCGTCTCCAGCTCTCGCTGGATCTCACCGACAGGATCACGGTCAAGCGCCGGCCGCCCGGCGGCGGTGCCGTGTTCCAGCAGGATTGCATCATCGAGGGCGTGGAGCACACCTTCGACCCGCCGGCGAGCTTCGTGACCGTGTTCCACCTGGTCCCGGCCGACACCCTCGCGTACTGGTTCCTGGACGATCCGGTGCGCTCCGTGCTGGATTCGACGACGCGGCTCGCCTACTGACAGGGAGGACCGATGGCCACGCTGTGGACCGCTCCGAGGACGTGGGTCGTGAACGAGGTCGTCACCGCGGCCGAGCTGAACGCGCACGTCCGCGACAACCTCCTGGAGCTGCGGGCGCGGCACGGCGTCTCCGCGAAGCCGGCCGCGGCGTTCTCGGTGGCCAGCGGCGTGATCACGTCGATCGTGTGCGACGCGGAGGACTACGACGACGCCAACACCCCGTGGCACGATCTCGTGACGAACAACACGCGGATCACGGTCCCGGCGGGGTACGGCGGCGCCCTGCACCTCGGGGCGCACCTGTCCTTCGACAAGTCCGCGGCCGGCACGTACCGCGTCCTCTGGCTCAAGAAGAACGGCGCCGGGATCGTGGCCGAGAGCGGCGCCCCGCCGTGGAACATCGGCTCGTCGTTCAACCAGACGCTCCAGCTCGACGTCGAGTACGCGGCGGTCGCCGGCGACTTCTACGAGATCCAGTTCGGCCACGACGTCGGCGCCCCGATCAACGTGAACGTGACCACGAGGTTCTACGCCCGCTTCCTCGGCACGTGACGCACCGCTGAAACTCACGCCGTGATCGCGCTGATCGACCCCGGCCTCGTCGCGCTGATCGGCGTGATCCTGACCCCGATCTCGCTGTTCTCCGTGGGGTGGCTCACCGCCCGGTCGGCCGCGAAGCTGGCGGCGCAGCAGCAATCGACGCACTCCCTGGTCGAGAACGTGGACCGGGCCGTTAACAACAAGCCGGCCGGCGAACAGACGATGGCCAGTCAGGTCGACGACCTGCACAAAGCCATGCCCACGGCGCCATCGCCGGAGCCGCTCCGCGCGGTGGTCGACCGCATGGCCGAGCAGCTCGCCGCGCTGTCGGACCGGCTGAACGAGCTGCCACC